ATCCTCTGTACTTGCTGGCTTACCAGACGGGATTGCTGGCGCCCCCACTTACCGAGGGTGCAGCGCGAGGACAGTCGCAACTGGATTCCCAGCAGCGGGCAATCGTGCTTGGTGAGCCAGTCCCTATTGTTTTCGGTCGCCGCATCAACGATATTGGTGGTGTCTTCGTAAGCCCTGGGGCAACAGAGGGACGTTTCCAAAACGACGGAGTAACCAACGAACTAACAGTCAATTTTGAGCTTGTCCTGAGCGAGGGTCAGCTACCTGCCCTGGAGCTTCGTGACGTTTTCCAGCGTGCGTGCCGTGTTGGTACATGGGCTCAAACATATAACCGGCGCGCTGGAACGTGGACACCAGGCAACTTCATCACAGAGGTAGCCGGAACACAGTTCTGGAACTGCCCGTATTACTGCGGCACCAGTGGCACATATCCAAACATGACGACGTTGAGTTATACCAATACTCACGCCGATGGCGATGATACTTGGAACAAACAAGTCCATTGCTTTGTGCGTGAGGGGATGCAAGTCACGCGGATTATTGACAGCGTTACAGGCAGCAGTAACAACGTCATTGACTTGGCGCTCTATTTAATTCGCCAAAGCAGCCGTTTCCCAGAGTCAATGATTGATACCGCAGCCATGCTTGCGGCAGCACAATTTACTAACACTAACGGTTTCTACTACAACGGTGAATTCAAGGACTCTACCAACCTCGAAGATTGGCTACAAACTATCAGCATTAATTTTTTGCTGCGGTTTAGAGACAAGGACGGCAAAAAAGGTTTCCGTCCACGTCTCCCCGTCAATGAAGATCACACGATCAAGACCACAACAATCAGCTGGGTTTTTGCATTTACCGAAGAGCATTTGTTACCTAATGGCTTCGAGATTGAGTACATCCCACTAAGCGAGCGTAAATCTATTTGCGCACAGATGCTCTGGCGCCAGCAGCCTGATAACGACATCGGCATCATTCGTACTACTGAAGTGCGCTTTGATGGTGAAGCAACGGATGGTCCTTATGAGCAGTACGACCTGAGCCAATTCTGCGCATCAGAAAACCACGCCGTAAAAATAGGCGCTTATATCGTCGCCAAGCGCAGATACATTACACATACTTTGCGTATTAAGGTAAAGCCAGATGCGTTCAACAGTACGTTGGCTGTAGGCGATATTGTCCGCGTCCAACTAAAACGTGAAACTGACGCATCGACCACTGGATCTCATGACTACCTGTACGAAGTAGAGCGAATCAATAAGGCTATAAGCGGCGTTGTAGAACTTGACTTAATGCACTTTCCGATTGATAGCCAAGGGCGCAGTTTAGTTGCTCAGCAAGTTGCAGCAGCAGTTGGCGCTGGTTATGTCCTTCCCACAGGCAGAAACGACTTTAATTGTGACATCGAGGGAAGAGATGAGGACGAAACACCGCTGTCGGATGTAGGAGGCAATTTACCAGATCTGCCTGATGCCGATGACTTTGATTACGACCTGCCTGATAACGACGATTTTGGCAATACTGGCGGTGGCTATCCTCCCAGTGGGAATCCCAGCTCGTCAGGCGGTAATCCTGCAGATCCGTTTGATACTCCACCGCAACCTACAATCCTCGGCGCCACTGGAGCGGGCGGTGCGCCTCAAGGGGGAGACGAGCTAAGCCTTTCCGAGATCTGCCCTGGTATGCGTACCAACTGGTACATCTGTGACAACGGTGTATGTACTCCTATAACAAGTACTGAAGCTGGAACACTGATTGTTACGCCGGACTACGAAGGTAAGACTCTTTATGGCGAAGGATGCTGCCCCGACCCAAGCACTGCATCCGGTTTTGCTGAGTGTAATCCAACCGCATTTACCGAACCTGTACTTGAACCGCCGCTACCTCCGATCTATTGCCCCGGTGCATCTGATGCTGGTTCGCAAGGTACATTTAGCAGACTTGTGAACGTGGGCGAAGGTTCAGGCTCGTTCCAGTTTAGCTATCAAGCGTTTGGGGTTCCCGACCGATTTATCGTTTCTGGGGCGGCAACATTTGACACTGGTGTCACAAGTGGTGGTGCCACAGTCACTCTGACTAAGACAAGTGCTAGTCCTTGGATTACCGTTACTGTCGAGGCTCCATTAACCGGTACTCAATGGAATTATTCTGTCAGCTGTACTTCATAAGCCATGGCAACTTTTCCCTCGCTAAATCCAAACGCCCGCACCTACATCCCAGGGCAGGCACCGGCAACAGCTATCGACACCCTAAATGGCGACGAGCTTAGCGTGCGCCATACCAACACCAGCACCGGACATACCCTGCGACTTACTTTTACCGGACTAACCACAGAGCAGCATTTTGAGATCACTAGCCATTACATGCTGCACGGTCGTTACGAACCATTTGATCTACCTGCGGTTGTGCTACTCGGCTCAAACCTAAGCTTCCCAGCTGGCTACTTGTGGCTTTACACCGATAGTCCGCAAACGACTTACGAACCAGGCGTGATTACAACTACCGTAGAGCTGGAGCTGTTGCCGCCGTATTCGATATGAGTGACTTTCCTAGCGTCGCACCCAACGACCTTAACTTCGACATGGGACGCCTCAACATCACTGAGGTAGCCACGTTTGCTGGTCCTGTACGGTTTCGCCACTCGCAACGTATTAGCGGGAACAGAATCTCGCTTGAATATCGCGGGTTAAGTCAACAGCAGATCGAAACATTCCGCACGCACTTTATTGAGAACCAAGGAACGCACGGATATTTCGGTGTCCCACAAGTAGTTTGGGGTGGCGTTAGCGTCACAACAGCTGACGCAAGCTACAGATACGAAGCACCACCAGTTGAAACGCATGCAGGGCTTTTTTATAACCTGAGCGTATCAATTCGCGCCATTTTTGGTGTCAACCTGTCTTACATTTTGGATGGTGGAAATGCGACTCTGCCAGCAACAACTGCCTTCCAGTCGTTTGCGTTCACAGGTTTTGCGCCCTTTGTGTTAGACGCTGGCGACGCTGATATTACAAGTCCTGCCGTCAGCCTTATTCTGGATGGTAATGGCGCCTAAGCAGTGACTACCCCTACAACAGTTCAGGTTCAGCTAAAACTTCGTGGGGACACGGCAGCAAACTGGACCTCTGTAAATCCGACGCTGCTGGCGAACGAGCTTGGGCGCGAAACCGATACGGGCAAGATCAAGATCGGTGATGGCAGCACCGCGTGGTCAAGCCTCGCCTATCAATTCGGTGGTGCTGGTGGCACCATCACGGGCGACGTCACCCTTAATGCGCAGTCGGATCTGCGCTTTGCCGATGCCGATAGCAGCAACTGGGTGGCATTTCAGGCGCCTGCAACGGTGGCAAGCAATGTCACTTGGACGCTACCGGCTGCTGATGGCACCGTCGGTCAAGTACTGAGTACTAATGGCAGCGGTGTCCTGAGCTGGGCAGACGATACCGGCGGTTCGTCTTTAATTGCCGAAACCCAGCAAACCATCAGCGAAAATTACACCTTGACCGCCGCCTACAATGGCTTATCTGCTGGTCCGGTTGAAGTGGCTGCCACTTATTCCGTCACTGTCCCTGCTGGCGCTACCTGGGTGATCATCTGATGGCTTACGGATCCGTCAAGGTTGATTCCATCGTTACCAGCACCCAAACGGTGACGGTGGATGACCTGCTCGCATCGGGCGACATCGGCACCAGCGTGCAGGCGTATGACGCCGACACCGCCAAGACCGACGTTGCCCAGACCTTCACTGCACAGCAAACCTTTGGCGAGCTGAAGGAAACTGTCTACACCCTTGGCACCACTGGTTCGATTGCACTGGATCCTGCGAATGGTTCGATCCAAAGCAGCGTATTGACTGGAGCACCGACCTTTACCGATTCGCTGGAGGCAGGTCAGACCGTTGTGCTGATGCTGGAAGGCGGCGCAACTTATAGCGTCACTTGGCCAACAACGACATGGGTGACAAGTGCCGGTAATGCGGCACCCACACTGACTGCAAAGGACACGCTGGTGTTCTGGAAAGTCAGCATCACCCTTTACGGCGCTTACGTCGGGAGCTACGTCTGATGCTGGGTAAAGCTTTACAAACGGCTGCTGCAGGTAACGCCGGTGGCGAGGTGCTGGGTGTTGAGGATGTCTTCAGCACTTGGCTGTATACCGGCAACAGCAGCACGCAGACGATCACGAATGGGATTGATCTGGCGGGTGAAGGGGGAATGGTTTGGACAAAGGCTAGAAGTGCCGCTTACGGTGGCATTATTGCGGACACCGTTAGGGGATTACCAAATA